GAACCACATCCTTTTGGTTTTTCATTTGTCCCGTTGAAGTAGTTAAATATCTCATATACCATATTATTATTTTCAGGGGTTCTCATACTCGTGTTGAAAAATATAGCTTGGTTGTCTCGTATCCATTTTTCGTATATCATCTTCTTTTCATCAGGGGTTGGTTTATTTATCTCCTTGAGTAGTTTACTATCTATAATCGTTTGTGATATAGATGAGGGTATTTCAATATTTTTTTGAATGTAGTACGTCATAAGATTTTGTATACCTCTTTTGAATGTCTTGGATATTGTTGTTCTATCTACCTCAAGTGTCTTACCAAGTTTGGTATAACTCTCACCAGTTGAGTAGTATAATAAGATAATTATAGCCTCGTACCGATGTCTGTCGTTGAATGACTTATACATCTGGTCCAGACCATTCATAATAAGTTCAATAGTCTCATCTTTTTCGTAGTCGTAGTTTTCTTCTTCCATATCTATATTTTCTGTTAATTCTATATTTTTAATTCTTTTGTATTTGTAATAGAATGTTGATGTTGAACTCCTAAACTGGTTAAGTGCTATTCTTATGATGTACCATTTGTACTCACCACTCAACATCAGTTCACTCGCTCGTGGATGTTCTAAAAATATTAACAAAACTTCTTGTGTGAAGTCGTCTAATAAATCGGGGTATTCTCCTTTGGTTATATTCCTTATTTGTTTCTTTATATCATCATACTGCTTTGTAGTTAAGTTCATTCTCTAATTCTTTAATCCTCGTCCTCAATATAGAGATTTCCTCCTCATACTCATCTATTCTTTTCTCATAATCACATATTCTTTTTTCAAGTTTACGGAGTTCAGTTTCATACCTTTTCTCCATTTCACTTATTACTAAAGAATAGCTCTCCAAACTCTTATTGAGATTATTTATATACGCGCTCTCATTAGCTCGATTTCTTTTCCAAGTACCAGCGAAAAAGGCTAAAACAGATGGAACACCCGTAGTGATAATTAAATTAAGAATTTCGTCCATAATATTTTGATATTTATATTAAAATATAATACCCCTCTTTTTAGTGAGGGGTATTATCATATATATCCTTAATAGTTGAACTTAATGTTTTTCTTACCTTTAATTCTAAACCCATCTCCTTAAAGGATATGACGTTCTTGTGGTATTCTTGGTTATAGTAGTCCTGTTCTACCATAAACTTATATCTCTTGTTTTTATTCATAATTATTTACCTTTTATTCATAAATATACAGATAAATTGAAAAAGTTAATTATCAAACATTTCATTAACAAAATTTTTAATTTCACGAACTTTTCGTCGAGTATTAGATGGGTTGTATCCACTCCAATCAAATTTATCACAAATTTTACAAATACAGAGTACTTGTTCCAATTTGTAAGGTGAGTTCAAGTCAATAGAGTTTTCTTCTACTACTTCAAGAAACAGGGTGTGGATTGATTTTTTCATAGTGTTTATTGTTTGAGGGTGTAAATATACAACGGGTTTTTTAATCTGCCAAATATTATTTTACAAAATCAACATTCCGTTTTGTTCTTTTGATTTGTTGTAGAATGTTTCCTTATCTACCATTACAAAGGAGGTGTAATCATTACCTAAAAGTTTTTGGATATGATTTTCAGGTTTGCGTAATTTACGGAATACAATTACACCGATGGTTTTTTCTGTTGTTTCTACGAGGTAGTAATAAGTGTTTTTCATTTTGTTTATTGTTTGTTTGTTTGTTATAGGACAAATTAACGGCAAGAATTTCACTTATCCAAATTATTTGTTCTTTTTTTCAAATATTTTTTGTCGTGTAGTTTCTTCCATTCTTTGAACCTTTGGAGTTTCATCCATACAAACATCCAGGCTTCGAGGGGCATACGTTCTTTATTCATAGTAGTTGTTGATTATCGGTGTCTATAATTATTTCTGAGGGGTTATATTTGAAGTTTTTTACTTCAGCCAATACCCCGTGTCTATTTTTGGTTATCTTCATCGTAGCGGTATTATTTTCCTTTTGTGTTTCATTCCTTGTTAAGAATACAACCATAGATGCTTTATCGAGTTTTTTCTTTGAACCAGCAACTTGTGAGTTGTTGCCGTCCTCACCATTCAAACCAGTTCTATTTGTTTGAACTGCAGTCCACACAACAATATTATTATCAACAGCATACTTCTCAAGTTCGTTGACTACATCTGACTCACCCTGCCAAAAATCACGGAATTTATTATTTGATTTAATACAATCCAAATAATCTATTACAACTACATCTATTCCATCTATAGACTTCTTTGTCTTTTCAATTGCACCAATTACATCTGATATTGTTGTTTCCCCTTCAGGTAGTTTAGCGATTTTCAAATAATCCTTTAGATGTACCAAATTTGAACTCAAACGCTCCGTGCCTAACTTCCTATTGTGCAGCTCGAGTTGTCGGTTCAAATCCCCTTCAAAAATGATATGGAGGACTTTATTCTTATCTTGTGCCATCTCTGATGCAATATGCGTCAAACACGTTGACTTTCCCACACCTGTTGGAGCGATGACTATACCCATCTCGCCCCTCGCAATCCCTCCATTTTCATCTATTAAAGATATCTTCGTTGGAATGGTATTTCTCTTTTTATTTTTATCATAATCAAAAATATCAAATAGTTGAACGTCCATACCACCAACATCATTACTTTCGTAATAATGTATTCTCCTCAATAGTCTGCCCCTCTCTTTACTCTTCGGGTTGTTGGATAAGTAATTTTCTATTCTTTCAATCAACTCCTGTTTGAAGATATCTTCGATAAATTTCTTTGTCTTTGGAATGTGTAGTTTCACCTGCTCCAAGAAATCCTCAATAACCTTATACTGATGAATATATCTCTTATTCCCTTCAGAGTCAGTTATAGTACCATTCTTTTGTATTTCAATAAATATCTGGCTAAATGATGGAACATCATTATGTTGAATCCAGAACTCCTTAATTATCTGCAGTACAAACTTGAATGATTTATCATTTGGAATATAGAAATCCAAATCATCTTTATACTTAACATAAAACCCCTCTGATTGAATTATTAGATAACACAACTCATAATCATATATTTTATCCTTTGAGTCATCCATTTTAACCTCGAACTTCTTAAGTAAGTTTTCTGCATTTTCTTTCAAATGCTCTTCATAAGGTATACCATATACCTCTTCGTGTGTTGAAATTATTTTTTCCATTTTTCTTTTGAATTTAGTGATTACAAAAATTGGAGTGGTGATGGGGGTGAACTCTATACCCCCTTTTCAAGAGGGGGTATTAGAGTTGGATACACCCCCTCACATACACTTCAATTTTATCATCTTAAGTTTTTTTTATTTTTAATTTTTTATTATATATTATTGGATATAATATAGTACCACATTTAGAGGTGCTGTGATTTACTTTTTGTTAGACTTTTAGGTGTCTTCTTTTTCGTTATACCTAAATACCTAACTCTATTATTCTTCGTAAAATTTCTATAGATATATCCGTCATCTTCCAACGACTTTAACTTCCTTTGAATAGTCATAACCGAACAACCTAAAACGTGAGAGAGTAGTTCGTTGGACGCATAACATTCACCCTTCCAACCGAGTATGTAAGAATATATAAGGTTCTTATACACATCATTAAAACCCCAGTCTTTATAGACTATATAAAACTCTTTTTTATCATTCATTAGTGATACAAGATTTCGGGTTTAGAATTGTTTGGTTATCGCTGATGTATACAAACACTCTATTTAACGTTTTTCCACCCCGCATTTTCATTAAAACCTTATGGGCTAACTCCTCATATTCCTCATACTCTTTGAAGGTCGTAAACGTGAGATAAATGTTTTTCTGTGCATTCTTGTAAATCGTTGGGAAATATGTCTCAAAATTATACCACAAATTTGTTAACTCGATATTCAAGTTAGAACCAGACCATACCTCAACTTTATTACTGATGTAAATGTCCTCATCCCAAGAGACATTCTCAAACACATTCTTAAGACTATAGTAGTCTCTAATATGTTTACGTGCATACTCGTTGATTACTTCACTCATTTTAAGTCCCTGAAGCTTACAGACTTTTTTGAACTCCTCGTGAGTGATTTCACTCATCTTAACATTAGCATTGTTGTTCATTTTACCTTGATTTTAATTTATTATGTGGACTTTCCACATCCATAAATATAGAACTATTTTAGTAAAAGTCAAAGAAATAGTATCTTTTTTTTTAATGGGTAAGAAAAAACCCCTTACTCCGTTGAATAAGGGGTTATAATAAAGTAAAAACAATTGAGATAAAATGGGACTTCTATCTATAAAGCACGAAAAACCCCGAAGACTTTTACATCCATCGGGGCTTCTCACTTATTCAAAAGACAAATACTATGATAATACTATAAATATATTACAAGATTTACTTGAAGTCAACTATTACTCCTCTTAACCCAATAACTCCAAACAAAACCTGATAATGTAATTATAGCTCCAACGAGGGCTTCTACCTCACTCGTTTCAACATAACCCTTTGTCACCAGTAAACCACCTGCAAACGTTAATGCGTGTCTTAAAAATCCTTTTAATTGTTCGTTCATAATACTAAATATAATTAACCAAAATCTGCGTGATATCTTACATAACACGTATCTGTACTAAATACATCAAACACAAATAAATCGGTTGAGTTATGTGTTATAGTTGGAAGTCCATTAGTTTCATATTTGAAGGTATAACCTGTTGCTGTTATACTTGATATGGAATGTGAACCCCCATTATTCATATACAACATATATGTTCCACCAGGTTTTAGATTATCCAACGTAATCGAAGTATTACCCGTTAAGTTTATTCTTTGAAGATTACCTCTATTCCAATCTATTGTCTGTGTTGTACCTGAACCACTATCATAAAAGTTTCCTGATGTTTGTCCTGATATTTTAAGGTTCTGTACCAACACTTGATTATCTTCGTTTGTAGTTAAACCACTACCACCTATAATAACACTTCTATCGTAATTATTTGTATTATTTGAACCACCAACTATAACACTTTCTGTTGCACCTGATATATCATTATTAACACCGGCGAAAATACCAGAATTATCAGTAGTACCTGATATATGGTTAGTATTTCCACCAACTACTGCACTCCATCTACCTGACGAATATATCCTATTACTTTGTCCTCCTGCAATAAATGAGTAAGTTGAACCTGAATATATTTCTGCATATTGTCCTCCAACTATAACTGAAAAATTACCAAATATACTATTATTTGCTCCACCGATAATTGAAGTGTGTGTTGCTCCTGATAATAAATTAGTTCCACCACCACCAATAAAACCATTTGTTGATGATGATATAATATCATTTTCACTACCACCAACTATACTTGACCTGGTAGAAGCTATATAATTCAAATATCCAGAACCTATAAAATTGTAATCACCTGATGCTATTTGTGCGAATTCACCAGTAACTATACCATTTCTTGCTCCTGCGATTTTAGGGTATCTACCAGATAAAGTCGCATTCATACCTTCACCACCCGTAATTTCACTTTGATTACCCGCTATTAAAACATTACAATAACCAGCAGAAAGATTATTTCCTGTTCCACCTAATATAATATTTAATCCAGTATTACCACCTATAGTGTTAGAATTTCGTGCTCCAAAAATAGAAGCACCATTACCTGTAATATCACAATTTAATCCACCAACTATTGCTCCTGCTGAACCTGCAGATATTAAATGATCTTGCCCACCAACAATAACATTATCAGCAACTGCCGATGTTGTAATTGTATTACCCGTTCCAGCTAATATTAAACTCCTTGTTGAAGCTGTATTTATTACTGATGTCGCATAATAATCACTTACAATATTATTAGTACCATTTGCTTTAATAACAGGACTGGCACCACTTAATAGTGTTGAAACTTTAATTTTACTTGTTGTAGTATTTCCACTATCAACAATTGCCAACACATCATCATTTGTCTTTCCAGTCTGTTCTGGAAGTTGAAAAATTGTTTTATTAGCCATCTTAAATATCAGTTATTACAACAGAATATCCTAAAGCTTCCAATTCTGCTTTTATCTTTATTTGTGTAAATTGTAATACATCTTCACCATCAACATTTCTATCATATTCATATCTTCCATCTAAAAGGAAGTTAGGATAAAAACTTTGTAAACCATTATCATAAGATGTTTTATTCACCCAATAATTAACACTTATATTAACTTTATTACTACTTTGATTAACATTATATATTGTTCTTGCATAACAACTTGATAAGGTTAAACCATTATCTAATTCAATACTACCACTTATTTCTAAAGCCATTTTATTTATTTTTTATTTATGTTTATTTTAATATTCTAAAGCAAATCCATCATTCGTAATCAACACCTCACCAAGATGTGTTTCCAAATAGTTTGTATTGTCGTTAATTAAATACCAAACGTCAGGTTGGAATACTATACCTAAAGAACCTAAAGAGTGTCCTACACCCCTTATTGCAACTCCATCACTAAAGGGTTGAAATGTATTAAAATCACTTGTTTCATCCAACCATAATGAACCTGCAGAATAACTTGTTATACCCGTTATTATTCCACTTATATACATCCCATCAGTTGCAGGGTTCGTACCCTTGGCAATACCTAAAAGTTTGTTATACGAGTTACTGGCATTTACGGGTGTCTGCCAGTTTGTTCCATCCCAATAATAGATGGTATTTGCTGTTGTTGTACCCGTTCCAACCTTTATTATATTTCCACTTGGTTCACCTGTTGAACCTGTATAATTGAATGTAAAAATACCTGTACCGATATCTTGAGATATACTCATACCCGTACCTGCACTAAACGCAATATCATCCGTTATTTCAGGTGCTTTACCTGTTGGTAGTTGAACGGCGGCGGACTTAATAATACCTGTTGTATTTGTATTACTATAGTCCATCGTAGCTCCACTCAAATCAAAAACTGCATTTTGGAAGTTGGGTACACTATTCGTAAAGTTCATAGTCGCACCCACAAAACTTACACTTGTACCCGAAAAACTTACATCGGTAGTATCCTTGAAGTCTATAGAGTTCTGGAACCTTACTTTTGATGTTGATATTATTATCGGTAGTGGAGTACCTAAACCATCAACCAAATATTCTTCAGTTCCACTTGCACCTGTAAAATTATCCACCCTTAATATAGAGGGATATGTACTCTGTATTGTTTGTCCTGATAAACTACTCATCCTATATATCCTTCATTTTCTTTTTTATACAGACTACATCCGTACCCCTTTGGAATGAATATACCACTATCATAAGCATTTAACTTATTTGGAGCCATAAAGTCCTCATCGAAGTTGATATACTCAGGAAAAGAGTTTTCATTCTTCCTCAAATACTCTCTCGTCCTCTCACCATAAAATTGTGCTATATCTAAAATTGAACTCCTCAAGTATTTAATTTCACTCAAGTCTGCAATCTGCCCCTCTTCACTTGTACCGACTAAAACAGACTTATTTTTAATTCTATAATGAATAGATGGAAGTGCCAAATATACCGAATAATTAGCCAACATCGGTGCAATATAGTCGTTTAATAATGTCTGTTCTGCTGCCGATGTAGTACCACTCAATACCCTTGTTTTTAACCCCTGATAAAAGGTTGTACCAAGTTTTTCTTGTATAAAGATATCTTGAGCTTGAAGTACAAACGGCTGTATAACATCATCATAAAAATTCTCATAAACGCCAGTCAACTTCTTTAGTCGTCCTGAACTGATAAATAAAACATAACTCATTATTGCTCTATTGTTTGACTAAATGTTAATTTTCTTGGTATAACGTTTATTCTAACATTATATCCATAAGAACGCAATATCCACTCCAAACTCTTGTTAATCTCCTTTTGTTTTGGTTCAATAACAACACTTAAAAAGTGTGCGAACGCAACCTCCATCTCCTGTGCATTATTTCCAAGTCCTGTACCCGTCTCGCGAACGCCGAGTAAAAGCGGCGAACTTATGCGGTGGGATGTAAGTGTCCTCGATGTAATTCTATTCTCCAACTGAATATAGTAGTCATCATTTGGAGGTGTTAATGTTTCTATTTTTGGTGCATTTTCAATACCATCACTAAAGTTCAAAAACACCTTACCTGCGTTTGTCTCACTCGCAAAAGCTTCATTTAAGTCCTTATGAAGTTTTCTCTTTTCATCATCACTTGGAATTCCTGCAGGAAACGTAATTATCAAGCCAGGACTTATTCCGTTAGAGATGTTGGAGTTGTGGTATACAGATATTCTCCCGTCCAATTGGATGTCGTTTAACGCTCCCATATATGATGGGAGAGGGTAGATATCATTTCCTGGATGATATGTCTTAAAATAGTATATTTGTGAACTATCATCACCTTTATTCTCTGTTCTATTGAACGCAGGATATCTTCTTGGTGGATATTTCCTTGTATTGTTCCAGTTGGATGAATAGTAGTACTCCTCAACAATATCCTCCTCATTTAATTTACCACTACGAACTTTATCAAAAGGTATATGGTATATTTCCGCAATCGCATCACCCCCTCTATTCCATATCACATTTATTGCAAACCCGTTAAACATAACATAATCGAGAGCTATTTTTCTATATAACTCATCTATACTCTCATTTTGAGTGTTTACAATATCATCACCTATACCCTCAACCCCTTCACCACAAACTGCGTCTGTAGTTGCTTCTATACACGTATTATGAATAGCCGAACTATTTTTGAGTTCAATTAACTTGGCAGGAAACATATTATCCTCACCATAACTTACCCATTCTTTACCCCTTACCTCAACAAATTTCGGTATTTCAATACTCTTAAAACTAAATATTTCAATCATTTTCAGTATAATTTACAAACATAACATTACCCTCATTATTTGATAAATACTCATCGAATAGTTGTTGTGGATATCTGTTGACTAATTTAACCAAACGTGTCTCACTTTCAACCCATACCTTATTATCATTATACTCAAAAATAGCAGTATAATACTCATCACTACCATCAAAAGTCTCCAAAAAATCGTCCGTCCAAGTTATATCATAAGAGTACCAAGTATCATAATCATCAACTTTTGTTAAAGGAAAATAAGTCCAAGGTGTTGATATAATGTTGTTGTTATTTATCGAATTATTTGAATAATTAGATATTAACCTCATCCTGTATCCAGTTAACGCAGGACTGCCACTCGGTGATTTACCCTGTAAATATACACGACTTGGAGTGGTATTTAGTGTAATTAACATACTTTTTTTATCTATAAATATAAAATACTAAAATGTGGGTATAAAAAAAGGGAGACACAACGTCCCCCTTTTCATTATATATATAATCCTAATGTTATGAAGCAAAATTGACTTCATACATCGGTGAAGTACTTAAAGCCTGAAGCTCGATGACCCAACCATTTCTATCACCAAAACTTGTACCTGTACCTCCTGTTGAAGATATTGCAATAGCTCCAAGAGTATTACCCAAAATCCATCGTGAACCATTATTATCTTCGACGACAACTGCCAATCTCTCACTCTTTGCCAACTGCTCTAATATAACCTGTTTGGTACTATCCAACTTATTAACAGGTATACTTAAAGTCTGCGTAAAGAATGCAGTTCCATTCTCATCACTAAACGTACCAGTCTCGGTTAAAACCGCTGTTTGCTTTGGTACTTCAATCTTATAGAATGGAGCCGTAGTTAACCCTGTAGTAGCACTATAAGTAGTACTATCTGCTGTGAATGAAGTGATTGCTCCTGACGTTGCAGTCATCGTCATCGTACCACCCGTTAAAGAACGGATGTAGATTACGCGGACGCCGCCAGAGTTTTCTCTACAATCAAGTGAAACTGCTGATGCTAAATTACACATAATTTCTTATTTTTAATTTGAAAATTATGTTAATTAGAATTCACCAACCCAGCAGCTTGGTTCACTTACTTGTACTCCAATTCTCCATCTCATGCTCGACTTCAAGGTGTCCTCACCTTCGTCGTAGAATAGACGGAACTGCTCGAAATCACTTAACAAGTCTGTACCCAAGAATAGAGTAGACTTTGGACCCAGGAATTTCTTATTTACATTACCACTCTTCAACCCGCTACAAGCGACAACCTCGACATCTATACCAGGTATAATCAAACGAGCGTCAGTCATATCGGGACGATAATGATATAAGTTCGCTTGAACTAAAGCAGTCTTAATTACTCTGTATTGAGACGGAGAAACAATCAAGACAATATCACTATCCATCTGGCAAGCTCCACTCATCGCAACGTACATCGCGTTCGCTTTTTCAATTGCGTTTGAAGTAGTCCATGCAGATGCAGTTGCACCTGAAACAACACCATTAGCCACGGTTAAGTAGTGAGTTAAACCACTAACAGACTGGGTGCTATCACCTAACATAATGAAGTCTTGGTTAGCTTCCTGTAGTTTTTCAACGAAGTAGTTAGCTAAAATATTTTCAAAAGATAATCCAGACTGAACTGCTCCAGGAGCCAAACTTTGTGATAAGAATGTATCCCTGAGAGTTTGGGGGCAATATGTTTGTTGCACCTTAAAGTTAGCCAAATTCATCGTTATTTGAGAAATCGTCGTGGTACCAGAATTCGTAAATCCACATTCACTTCCATTTTGAAGGATAAATTGTCCTTCCATTAAAGGAATATCTACACTTTTTGCAGATAAACCAACACGAACATTCATCACCGAAGCGATGTCCGTATTCAAAATTGCTTTTGAGATTAAGTCATATGAGTTCTCATCTATATAACCTGTAATCCCTGCTACGTTAAAAGCCATAATTTTTAGTTTTTTATTTGTTTATTATTTTTTACCATTTCTCATATCGAGTATTTTACGCATTTTTGCTTCGTACATACTCTCAACTTGTTTTTGGTTTTCACCAATATTGTTGGTGATTTTCTTACCAGCGGGTTCTTCACGGAACGCTTGGAACTCACCTTTAAGATTATTTATTTGCTCTCTTAACGAATTTATTTGTTCGTTTAATGGAGCGATGACTGAAGTAATTTGTTCGAGTATACCTGCGTTAAATTCTGCTTTTTCCTCGACTTCAACTACTTCTTCACTCTTTGGTTCAATTGAAAGAATAACACCATTTTCATCTACAGAGACTAACAAACCTTCTGTAGTTTCGTGTAAACCCAGCGGCGCCGTAATATCCCCTTCAGGTGTTTCCACATATAGTGTTTTTCCAACTTCAATTTCACCTTCAGTTTTTACAATTGTTCCATCCACCAACTCGGCTGTGGCGAACTGGGTTTCGACTACCGCTTCCGTTTGAGTTTTTGCTTCACTCAACATCATACGAAGTCTACTAATTGCTTCTTCAAGTTTCATTTAGTTTTTTTTTGTTGTTTATTTGATAATAAATATTTTTTTAGTTTTTAACGGGACTACTCCTCTATAGAGTTAATAATATCTATTATTTCTTTTTCCATATTTGTCTTCTTATTCACCAACCTTGAGTAGAACTCACCCGCTAATGAAAAACCCCTTAATTCACCATCTTTAATCCTTCTCCAAGTCTCATCATCGTTTATCTTATATGAGACAAACCACGTTCCAACAGGAAGTGAAAATCCGTAATATCTTGACTTGTCGTGAAGCATACTCTCACTAATCCAACTCTCAACCAACGTGTTTGTTTGTACCACCTCTCCATTATGGTTGATATCTGTATTGTGAAGCTTCATATCTCTCAAAAACTTTTCACTCATCTTTTTAATCGTATCTTTGGTGAAGTACACATAAAAAGGTTCACCCCTTTCGTCTCTCCTTAATATCTTCATATTTGGTATCATAACAGCTCCAACGACAATACGTTGTTCGTCATCTACACTAAACTGATGTTGGAAGTTCAAACGAGCATTATTTGGTACTGAACCATAAGGTGATGGATATGAACTATTTTTTGTTCTTACTGCCAAGTTTTCTGCATATCCTTCTGGGTCAGTTAACATAATAATCTTCATACCCTTCTCATTCTTAAACACCTTCAACTTCTCGAAGTAATGTTTACAATTAATCCCACCAGCCCATTTGAAAATTGAATATGTCGATGAACCTCTCGGTGCAAATTGAGGGTTTAAACTACTCATTTTTTCAATTTCTGCTTGAGTAAATATCTTACCTGCTTTGGATAAATTCATCATCGCTTTACAGAACTTCCTTTGAGGTGGTGCACCCATATATCTCCAATAAACTTCAGGTTCTGCTTCCTTTTTTATACCTAATTTTTTCAACAAATCAAATGCTCTTAACCCATCTATAACCTCCTTTACTGATATAAACTCTGTTCGTCTTAAATTAACAAATACATCATCTTCAGTTATATATTCTCCGTTAGCATCATCCTGTGCGAACTCAATAATCATATCCCTTAACTTTTCAAGTTCAACCGAAAATTGAAGTTCACATTCTTCATCACAAAACTCTTTATTCTCGTACATACTTTTACAAGCCGCAAACCTTTGAGCTTCGTCGGGAAATTCGATATTTAATTCACTCATACACCTTGAGATAAATTCATCTTCACTTTCACCCGCTCTGGGTTCAACGAACTCTTCACTAAAGGCAAAAAAGTCTACCATTATTGCGGGGTTATCGACGATGGATATAACATCCGTTCCAAGTTCGTCTTGGATTTCATCGTCAATTTCAATTTCAAGTGATATAATTTTTTCGTTCATAATCTCGAATATCTTTCTATTTGATTATTTGCTTGTTGTGCATTATTAACATCGCTAACCAACACATAAGCCCTTACAGGTACGGACTGAATACCCTCTGGTGTACCTATAGTTTGATTTCCACCAAATCTTACTTCAGGTTGAGGTACTCCAAGAGCTCCACCTGGACTTGTGGTATCAGTATTATTATTTATATTTGGACTACCTCCACTCTTAAACTTCGCAATCGTGGTTGCCAGAATGGACGCAATACTTATACCCGCATTTATACGAGCCTTGGTATTTGCAGCCGCAATCAACGTCAAACCGCCATCCGGTAATAGCTTCCAAGAGGGGTTCGCTCTGTTGGCTGCCAATTCTCTTTGGAGGTTAACAACCACCTCACCAACAGCGAGTGCTTTTTCAATAGCAAATGCAATATTCGCAGCCTTTTCATTCTCACCTGCAAGGGCTGTAAACAACTCAACCCCTGCTCTCGCTATACCAAACTTCGCATCCTGTAAACCCTGTTCTGCCTCCAACACCATTTGGTTGAAGTCTATTTGTCTTTGTAAATCAACATTATTAAAGTCAGCCGTTAATGCGTCTTTATCTTTTCTATATTGTTCTTCTATTTTTAATAGTAATTCTGCATTACCATTTGCAAGGTTAATTCTTCTGTAGTAGTCATCTTCCAAATCTCTAAAAGCCAATTCCCTTTGGTCCAGACCCGCTCTATATAACTCCTCCTCAAGTTCACCCTGTTCGTCAAGGATATTTGTTCTGGCTTCTTGTAATTGTTTGAGGTTCAAGAGTATTGCAGTCTCCCTGACTAAAGCAGCCGCAGCCTCATCAGCCGCTTTCTTGGTTGCTTCTTCTGCTTTTTTGGCTGCCGCTTCTGCATTTCTTTTTTCATTCGCCGCCTCCTTCGCCTCTTTCCTTTTCCTTGCGTCCTCTGCTTTAGCAACCTCGATATCCAACTCAAAAACTCGTACCTCTTCCCTTCTGGCATTAAGTGTTTGGTTGATTAAATCATATCTTTCCTTCTCATCTTCATTAACACCAAATCTAATAATCTTACTTAACTCTTCCTCAAGTCGTATAATATCATTCGTCCTCTCCTCCTTTTTTTGACGTAAAAAGTCCAACTCCTGTTCTAAAGTTAACTCACCCTCTTGAGCCAATAATAATCTTTTCTGTGCGTCAATACGTCTATCTATAGATGCATTATATTTATCAAATGCGTTAATTTGTTTTTGTAATTTATCATTAACATCAACAACAACTTCACCTGTTTCTTCTTCGTTGTTCTTAAAGATTAACAACGCACCTGCTGCGGCTATAATTGCCGAAGTTAATAATACATAAGGGTTCGCATTAGCAACCGCGTTGAATACTGCTTGAGCCGCAGCAGCCAACCTTTGATTTTGTGCGAGTAATCTTACACCCTCTGCTGCGTCAATTGCTCCCCTTGATAAAGCCAACACCCCGATGACGTTCTCCTCTAACTCTTTGAAGAATGCATTATCCTCAACACCGAGTAGTGAAGCCGCACCAGCCAAAAACTCAAACGAACCTGCCAATACCTTAACCGCACCTTCCATCGTCTGTAGTTTTCTTTCAAAGTCCTCACTATTTATTCCATCTGTTGCCTGTTCTAATTTATCGGTACTTTGTGTCGCCTCATCAGTCGCTCCTTTAACCTTTTTTAACACGTCATCAAGTTGCTCCAAACTCGTGATATACTCCTCTATACCATCAACTTTGAAAAATATACTTACATCTCTTTGTGTTGCCATAATCTTAAATATAAAATGTTAATTCCAAGTCGTACTTTCGGTATTCCATAAGTTTGAGTTCAAGTTCCATATATTTGAAGTCGGTGGTATATACCCTGAACCATCAGGTGAGAAGTCTAACAACTTGATTAAGTCAACCTTACATATCTCATTTCTACCAACTTCTAACTCTGTAATTTTTTCAATATACCAATATGAGTTTTTGATAAATATAACATCTCTTGGAGTGAGTGATTTTACACTATCAAAATCGAGTAAAAAATACCCCGTCAATCTCCTTGAATATTTGTTATATAAGGTATTCATATATAACTGCCAGTATACCTCATATACGTCAGTTCTTGGTACTCGTGGAGCTCCTCCTTGTGTTGCTGGTCTCTCCTCAAAAATAGCTGCAGCTGTATTTACTGCTCGTTTATACCAATTCAAATCCGTCGATGCAGAAACAGGAAAAGAGCTATATGATGAAACTTGAGGGTACTGATTATATGATATTGTAGTTGAACCTGTGTATCTCATATACCAAGTACTAAACGAAGTAGTACCTGTTCTATCACTTGTATTTACCATTCCATTATAGAATAATAAACGTGTTTTTGGCTCCATCGGTTCTTTAACTCGTTGGTAGTGTTGTTCTCCAACAATACCCTCCCATATAAGAGGTATTGTAGTATAATTAAATCTTAAGTTGGATAAATTAATAGCTTGTCTATCAAAAAAATGGGGGTTATATATGGGTGTTGATGCAAAGTTTGTTTCAATCACCTTTTCACCTGTTAATAATTCGTAGTTCGAGACTAACTCCCTTGAACCAAATGGAAGTCCATTATTACTCGTTCTTAATACCCAGTCATTACCAATATCAGTATCACTTTTATCCTTGAATATAACCTTCTTACTTTGTGTATAAAAGGTTGGTTCAAGGACAACATCTTTGGAATTATCCAATAGTTCAGTCCAATCGTATATCTCTCCACTACCTATTATATCCTTCCAAGGCTCAATTAAAAATCTATTATTACCCTGATATATCATTACCATTCTAAACTTCGTTAAAATGTCTTTAATGAAGTCTATTTGTTTGTAATCACACGACAAATAACCACCAGGACTTATTGAACCAGGGGATGAGGTTATACCAAAATATGAGTTGTATATTTCAGCTGGATTTGTACCATTATTTTCAACCTTGATGTATAATTTATCACCTGTATTCGCTGTTGTACTAAAGGTTGTAAACCAGTTCGATGGGTTAGATGTTAATGAACCACTTGAAGCGAGTACTATTTCAGTAGTACCCGTCATTCTAATCAACTTAAACTGAATATCTATGGGGTTGTTAAATGCATTTGAAACAAACATCTGTACCACCCCTTCATATGTTCCGTTTGCGGGACATGTATATCCAACACTTTGATTATAGTTATTATTGTAGTCATAAGGTGCAGGCAAAAATTCAGGAAAAAACGTAACTGGTTGGTTAACGTTAAACAATACTAAAGACGAAGCTAACGTAGTAAATTGAGGTTCAAGAGAATATAATAACATATTGTTGGAGTTAATACCCGCAGTAAAGTCTGCTTCATTACCCCATGCAGAGACATATAGATTTCTAAAAAAGTTCGAGTTGAAAAATGTACTCTCATAACTAAATCCCGCCTCCTCAAATATCGTATCTATAATTTTTTTTGCACGTATCATCGGTTTGAACCTCTCAAACTCAAGGGGGGATGTACTTGCAGTAAAATATGGTTGAGGTGAGTATACACTACCACTATTTACATAACTACCTATAACCGCTTGTTCTGCCAAAGGTATTTCAGGAAGATATTGTGTCGGTCCAGTAGTTGCAGTATACGAATTTCCAAAGTCAACAAGGGGGTATATCACATCCCCTTGAAAAAGTCCTGATGTCGTTGTACCTGATGGGTATGCTTCCCAACTCGTAGTAATTGCACTCCAATCAAGAGTGTGTGTTAAACCAGTTAAATTAAGTTGGCATAATGTCTTTTCACCGATGGAAGTCTGTAGATTTTTCTTTTCACCTAAAAAGAATATCTCATAATCTGCGTACTTACTATCCTGTGATAAATATACCTTTAATAATCTTATTTCACCCTGTTTATACTCCGTTCCATTAACGAGTATCTGTGCCTCCCTCTTAACAGAGACATCGAAGTCAATTCCATTTATCTCAAACGCCTGTTGAAAAAATAAGTTGTTTTGTTTTGTTGCGGGTACTCTAAAACTTTTGGAGTAATCACTTACAACCCCAAAATCACTATCATCAAAAATGATATTCAACTTCAGGGGGTCGTCCTCGTATAAATCAAGGAATATTCCATCTACTACAAGTTGAACCATTTTATCCGTTTTGTATGTTTAATTTATTTGAAAATCTAAAGTTCAAGGTATACTGAAAAAGTTTGTCTTTTCTATATGTCCTCTCCACCCAACTTGTATCAGTTAATACTACACCATACCAGTTGGTATCACCATTTAACCTCACCTTTACATCAGGTGATATAAATAAGTTTTTAAGGTATTGAGCTTCATTATCAGTCAGGTATCTCGTGTTAATGGAATATACCTCATCCAAGTCCTCCCTATAGACTTTATCACCCCTATCATAAGTTGGTATGGTATATGTCGCTCCATTCCAATTACCTAACGTTTTTGTATAAGTTAACCTGTTGATATTTATAGATTTATCCACCCTCTTTTGAAAATAGAAATAATCACGGAAACCAAAAGAGTTTAACCAACTTACCTGTATCGGTTCAAAGTCATTACACTCATCATCCACTATTTCAATCATATACGTGTCCGTACAAGGTGTCGTTGTATATGAAGTGAATATGGGATTACAACTTGGAGGAGCGTATAAATAACCCGATATAAATACTCTTGTTGTATTTGGATTACCTGATATTAAAGTATTATTCGCTCCACATGCAACGTTGATAATATCATAAGGGGCAGATATATCTGTGGTACTTGAAACAGACGTACCAGGTCCACCACCAAACGTGGTTATATTTGATAAAATATTATCATATAGTTGAGTAGTTCCACTCATCAAGGTTATCCTAAAACCTCCAATCTTTTTGTTTGTAGTTAAGTTCGCAGTTGCTCCACTCAACACCTCATTCATAAAAGACAACGTATAATAATCACCACGTCTCATCTTCATTTGGTAGACATTTATACCAGCTCCTATATACGCAGGTTTTCCACCTGTTAATGAAGCCCCATCAACCATATCATAAGTCCAATCAGTTAAGGCTCTCGACTTTTGTACTATTATGGGACATCCTATAATTTGTTGTGCTTTAATTTGATATGGGTTAGAGTTCCAGTTGAGTACGTTAAAATCTTTACGTCCATTTATTACTATATAATCATTTGTACTTGCAGTTGAGGGTATTGTACCTTGAGATGTTGTACCCCCTGTAGAGTTTTCATAACCATATACAATCTTATATCTAAACACCTCACTATTTGATGTACCATATAATGTGGTATTCTCAATAGTCGGGTTAATATCAACATAATTTTTTAAGATATGTTGAATATCGAAATGTGCGTACCCTGCTTGGTTGGATGTTTGTCTTAAGTCTGCCTTTACATTACCACTCGTATCTATAACCTGAATTGCGAACTTCGGGGCTGTAGAGTTCAAGTCATAAAAACTATATACGTTCGCACCATAAGTTAAATTCCATTTCGGTGGTGTATTTGTAAGAGCCACATTTGGACTTGGAGTTGCCATTATTTTTCTTCTGTTAATATTTTTATTATTCTATTTTCAATATCTAAAGGATAAAATCTTCTTGGACGAATACCAGGGACTTTGACGGGGTTAGACTTTGAACCAAATATATGACCTGGTTCATATTTAATTTTGAAGTTCCCCTTTGAGACTGCTTCGTTAATCGGTATACCTAACCTTCTCTTTGTACCATTTACACCAAACGAGATGAAAAAACCATAATCCAACATACTCACTTGGATTATATTTTCATCATCTTTTTCGATATACTTAACCTTCATACTCCTCCTCAAATTTCCCGTCCTATTTCTAAAATCACCCCTCTGTAGTTGTTGGTTGATATCACTTACCAACACCGCAAACTTACCATCTAACCCCTTGTCGTAATACTCAATCGTATCGAGTATAAACTGGCTTAACTCATCTATTCCTTCCTCTTCCATCATTAAAACGGCTTATCACAAACATCCAACGGGGATGAATAGATTATGTTTATAGAACAGGAAGCACCAACCACATTATCTTTCATTCGTTCAACAAAGGGGGTGAAGATAAACCCATCCTGTACTTCCAAAAGGGGATATGTTGTAGTCAAGTTTATCTTTGAGATGATATCATTTAATATAGTAATACATTCACTCTGTGCGGTGATAATATCTTTATATGTCTCAAACGTCTGTTCCATACAGATGAGGTTAAAGTTAAACGTCGAGGTATTTCTTGTTGAACTTATTTGAATGGGGTTAATAAATACATAAGGGTAGTTTGGACTTGATGTATCTTCAGGCGTCATCACATCACTTATTTCACCATAACCAAACTGGTTCACAAAATGATGTGAGGTAGTTATACCTGATATGATATCGACTATTTCTTTATAGTTCATTTCTTAAACTTTTTTGTCTATTTATTTCTCTCGTATTTTTATCCTTATTCCAACTTATGTAGTTCAACGCAGATATCAGGGGTTTCTTTACAGCTTCATCTATATTCAAAAACTTACCATCGCAGAGTATCATAAGGATTTCCCACCATATATACTCAAGTGGTATCTTATTCTTTTCTTCCTCAACAACGGGTTCATCATCTGCATCAAATAACTTTTTATACCTATTAAATATGGATATTCTAAACGTGAAGTATTTGTTTAACCCATCCCATATATCGTTGATAAACATCTCATCACTATACTCAACACCAAACAATAAGGGGACTACTTTATCGAGGTTCTTATGTATCCCTTTACCTGCGTAAATCTCCATATCCACAAAATCACCAAACGTTAAATTATTCAAGTTTAACTTTAACTTCAGTCCTTCACCATTCGGGTACATAAGTACTGATATAATACTTACAGCCAACACCTTCGTCTCAAGGGGTATACGTTCACAATCTTTAAGGGGTATACCTATTGAGTGGTGAATTAACATATCATAATTCGTCTCAATAAAACTCCAGTTAGACAACACACTCCACTTCTTGAGGTTCAACCTTTCGGGGATATTGTACTCCACCTCATCTATTACCAACTTCATATAACGTAAGAATATTTACCCTTCATTTTATTTTTCTTCCTTGAGTAGTTCGCCATACACAACGACATAACACAATCGTCGTGAAACCCATTTGGAGCTCCATATTTAACACTTCTCGTCTTTGGTGAGTATTCATACGAGAATATGGATAACTCATCATATAAGGACGGAAATAAAGTCCTTGAGGGTATTTTAATATTACCCTCGTTTATATCAAGTATCAGTCCTTCAATAATTTCTTGTTTACTATTATTCGTCGTTGTAAAGGGGTGGATATTCTTACACCTCTTCGACAACAAATCATAAAACAAATCACCAACAGAGTTTACCTCCACAAATACCGATGCATTCCATTTGTTAATACTTGAGGACACCATATTCACAATCTCACTCCAGTCCCTTTTATTTGTCCTTAATACCTCCACCACATTTCCACCTTCATCCATCAACGTCAGTACAGAATAGTCCACCTGTTTAGCCAAATCCAACCCTCCATAAATCTTCCCTTGAGATGAGGGGTATTCATCAAACGTGATTTTATCCAACCCCGAAAAGACTTCACTACCTCCATCTAAAAACTCTGCAAGATATTCCTGTTTGAATATGTTTTCAGGTATTGTCTTTTTCGCATCTTCAATCTCATCTGCGTTAATAAATGGACTATCATAAGATGAACCCTTATATGACTTATAGTTCGGGTACATATCACTCAATCCCATTTGGTATAAATTATAGAACCAGTTTTTAGATTTCGGGGTAGATAAAAACAAGGCTTTCTTACCTTGTGATGCCATCGTTGGACGAATAGACTGAACCCATGCATTTTCGTCTATATACGCACACTCATCCATAATCACGTAGTTGAATGAATATCCACGTATTGTTTGGTAGTTCTCTGCAGACTTAAAATAAATCTCACTCCCGTTGGTGAGTACCATTTGGTTTTTGGAGTGGTTTGATGACTTGATTATACCCGACTGATAAATAGCATTTTCAATTTCACTATGCACCTTCTCTGCTTGAGCAAATATCGGGGACACCCATAATATCTTTGTACGGGGTTCATTTATAGCCCAATACAACAAGATATTTTCACCCATTAAACTTTTACCAAACTGACGCCCAACCGAGACTATATGGTACTTAACATCAGTCTCTAAAATACTATTTATGATATCCCTTTGCTTTGGATGAGGTGTAAATCCTATGTACTTCATACATCATCTTTTGCTTCAATATCTTTGTTTATACCAAACTCAAACTTAATATTACTTAACAACTCTTTTCCGTCCTCACCAGTCAACTCAATCTTTTGGAGTTGTGGAAGTACGAAGTGTGATAACTTTACAATTAACTCCACGGCTTTTGCTGGGTCTTTCTCTGCCGTTTGGAGTATCCATTTATTCAAGTTTTTATTGTTGGCTTTTACAATCTTCAAAAACTCTTCACGTACACTCTCTGTAGCCTTGTTCTTACTACCAGCGGGACGCCCAGGTCCTCTACTTAAATTCGGGTTTCCTACACTCATAATTTTACAAATGTTTGTTTATTTTACTTAAAAATATAATTTTTGGAAGTAGTGATATTTTTGTGCTATACACGAACCACATCCTTTTGGTTTTTCATTTGTCCCGTTGAAGTAGTTAAATATCTCATATACCATATTATTATTTTCAGGGGTTCTCATACTCGTGTTGAAAAATATAGCTTGGTTGTCTCGTATCCACTTTTCGTATATCATCTTCTTCTCATCATCTGTTGGTTTTTTTA